GGGTAGAAGGAACAGATCAGGTAGCCGTCGCCTGCAACGTCTTGATCGCACCCGTCAGGTCCACCAGGGCACCGTCACCGCGGAGAATCCCCCGGAACGCAACCATGTCCGACCCGAACAGGAAGTCGTCGGACCGCTCGAAACGGATACCGCCGACCATCCGGACGAAGAACTGCGAGAAGTCACCGAACGCGATGGCCTTCGCCCCGGTCGCTACCGCCGGCATGAACGGATCGCTCACGAGCGGTTTCCCGAGCAGAATGTCCGGCGCACCGATCTGGATCGACGGCTGCCAGATCGGCTGACCCGTTGTGTCCGTGATCTTCCGCAGTGCACCGACAGTCGCGTCCCGCATGATCCAGTAGCAGGACCGGGACTGCCGATACGGAGCGATCACCGAGTACTGCAGGTCCACGAGATCCCCATACACAGGGACACCCGACTTGCCGGTCGTCGTACCGGTCACGCCCACAGTCGCCGAGGTCATGAACCCCGTGGGCTGCGACGTCCCCGTACCGGTGACCAGGTCGGCGCCGAACTTGTTGCCCAGCGCCCGGCCGACCTGCATCGCGAGGTAGCCCTCAAGGTCGACACCCTCGTCGTCGATCAGCTCGCGGCTGACCTGCAGGAGGATGCCGTACTTGTAGGCGCCCAGAGTCGCGAGCCCGAACGCCGGATCGCTCGACGGAAGCGTCGTGGCCTGCGCCGCGGAAGTCGCCGTCGAATGGGACGTGGTCTTCGGGATCTGCAGATTCTCCCCGCCGGTCGTGTTCAGGACCGTCGGGTTGGTCTGCATGACCCCGGACACCTCGATGAGGTGCGCGACGAGCCGGTTGTAGAACGACGTCGGCAGCAGGTTCCCGCCAGCTCCGGTCGCCGAGGTGGACAGCGCCCGGAGATCCAGCCGGGATTGCGGCTTCACCTCGAACGCGCGGGGGGCACCCTGCTCGCCGCGGAGGAACGACCGGAGCTGCGCCTCCATCGACGTGCCGTCGTCGGCGCTCTTGCCGGAACCGGATCCACGATCCACGGGACGACCCTGGATCCGGTTGAACGCGTCGTCGGCGTCCTTCGACCTCTGCTCCGTCTCCAGAGCCGACTTGATGCGCTTGTCGAGCTGGTCCAGTTCACCGTTCAGGGCGTCCCACGTGCCCTGCTCCTCGGCGCTGAACGCCCTGTTCTGGTCAGCAGCAGCGGCGGCGACGGCCTTGGCCTGTTCCCAGACGTTGAGCCTGCGGTCGCGCAACTGCTTCGTGATCTCGGACATGCGAGATCAACCCCTCTCCTGGGGTTAGCAGCGGATGGGTTGCGCGACGTGGATTCGTTGCCTGCGTCGCCGTGCGAGGTGCCGTTCTGTGGCCCGGTGGATGCGATGCCGACCGGACTCCGTGCCGTGTAGCCGTCCAGGTGAGTAGGTGGGTGCTGCCCTGCCTACAGAGACGGGTCTTCCCTCCGCGCCATCAACGTGGCCATCGCCAACGGCGCGAACGTCGTCCGCTTCCTCGCCAGAGCAATGCCCTGGTCGGTACGGACGAAGAACTTCTTCAAGCCGTCCTCGGCGGCCAGAGACCGGACCTCCTCGAAGTCAGCCTCGAACCGGGATGCCAGAGAACGCAGACCAGCCGACGAATCCGTGTAGGCCGGCATGTTCACGGGGGCCACGTCCACGAGAACGCCGTTCGACTGCAGGGTTCTCATCGGGTACCCCTGATCCGTCAGCGACCACTCGTCGCCCTTCGGGGGAACCATGAATGCGAACGACGACTTGCGGACGTCGCCGCGGGACACGAGTTCCAGAACATCCCCGCGCGATGCCGGCGGATCGACCGTGTAACTGAGGCCCTGGTCGTCGATCTGCAACGACAGCGTCCCGGCTCCGGTCGTTCCGAGGAGCATGTTGTCGTCGTGGTTGTAGCGGGCCATCACGTCAGGCCAGCCGGCGGCTCGCGCAGCGTTGAAGAATGCCGGCCCCACCTGTTCCACGAACCCACCCAGGTTCCGGGACAGCCGGTTGAAAACGGCGGCGTAACCGCCGATCCGCTTCTTCCCGTCACCCACGTCCCTGACCTGCACGATTACTGGCGTGTACCGGCGCTCGACGGCGCTCGTGTCGGCCATCTCTGATGCCGCCTCCCTGCGCGTCAAAGCGCTGTTGGGTTATTCATCCGCATGTCTGGGCCTCACTCGGGGATGACCCATGTCAATTCGTCCAGACCTGAACCCAGCAACCGCGGAAGACCGCGAGCAGGACCAGCACCGGCCGCAGCCGTGATCGCAGACAGCGGCGCATACGACCCGCCGCCCTGACCGTCCGGCAACGGCGGACGATCCTCACGCGCCCGGATCTCGTCGATACTCGACGTCCCGATCACACGCTCGATCTGGTTAATCTCCCAACGGGTCTTCGCGTCAGCCCGGACCACCGCATCAGCGTTGAACCGCACGTACTGCCGCTCCGGGAGCAACGCCGACAGTGCCGTCTCCAGGCGCACAAGCCACGGACGGACATCCGAAACGCGCCGCAACTGCCGCGACTCCTCCGTGCTGTACGTGAGGCTGCCGGGTGGTTCGCCGCCGATCTCCGTCGGGTCAATCCCGTAGATCGACGCGATCTGGTTCGCCGTCAGACGCTGCGTCTGCACGAACTGCGCCTGCTCCGGAGGAATCGTGATCGGCGTGAAATCCCAATCCCGCCCATACACGATCGGCGCACGCGACTTGATCGCCTTAACCAAACGGTTCTTGATGACCCCCGCCTGGACCTCCGTGACCTCCGCCTCGCTGTTCTTGAATGTTCCGGGAGGTATCCCGCCCGCAGCCATGAACCCGGTCCCGTACTCCTGCGCGGAGATCCCCTGGTTCACGGTCAACGCGAACGCCTCGATCGGCGACAGTCCGAGAGTCCGGCCAGGAAGCGTGATCCAAGGGATGTGGACGATCTCATCCCTGCGGATCTGGCGACCCATCCAGTACCAGATCGGGACGGCCGGATTCATGTCATCGACGGAGAACTCGCCAACGGGACGCCAGAACACGCCCGTCGGGTAACCGAACCCGTCCCGCGACGTGATGAAGCCGATTGCGTTGCCCTGCATCGACAACGACGACACAGCCCGCGTCAACCAGTCGACGATGGTCCCCTCGTCGGACAGGAACTGGAGCAGCTGCGGCAGGCCAGCCATCGGCTGCCGTTGGTCACCCAGCCGCCGATACCCCTTCAACGGGAGTGTCGAGATGAAGTCAGCGAGGAACCGGTTCGCCGCGAACACGGGAGCCAGGCGTAGCGCCCGGTCCTGGGTGACCGTCTGCGGCGACAGGATGTCATCCCCGGAACCCCAGGGAAGCGCCGCGACCGACCGCTGCTCAACCGGGCGCCGCCGGAACGGATTACGCATCGCCACCCCTCACCACACCGAGCCGAGCACGTCATAGGAGCGGTCCTGGACCAACGACAGACGCCACAACGCGCACGTCGCAGACACCAACGGGCAGATATCCCCCAGAGCACGACGACGCGAGAACTTCCACAAGCCGTCTCCGATATCAGTCTTCGCGGCATTCCCCAACGCCGTGTTCAGCGACGGATCATCCACATGCCGAAGGCCACCGTTCGTGACCTGCTCCTGGAGCGCGCCGCACGCCTGACCCATCTCCCGCGACGTCATCAACCGGATCCCACGGACACCAGCGTCAACGTCCGGCTGAGACACCACCTGGAACCCGGCCTTACGCAGCTTCTCCACGAACGACGTCGCCGCCCCGGACGCGTCCATCACCCACCCGAGCGGCTGATACGTCTGGTCCAACTCGACCATCCGAGCGACCAGCCAATCCGTACCGTCCCGGTGCTCGACCACCTCGACCTGCGGAAGGCCATCGATCCGGTAACCAGCAGCAGAGATCGCAGCCGTCGAATGATCCGGCGACACATCCACACAGAACACGCGCGCACCAGCCGGCTTGTCCGCGCCAGGGTCACCGCACGCCGCCCACGCATCCAGGTCGATCGGCGACGGATCCAGCATCTTCACCCGAACACAGCAGTCCTCGGTCAGGAACGTGGCGACCGGATCCGTGTCAAGATCCGACTGGATGACGTCCGGGTCAATCAGGTGACCCAGCGACGGGTTCGCCATCGCCCACAACGCCCGATCCTGCAGCGCACAGTCAGGACCGTGAGGCTGCGACCGGCCGCACGTGCACCTAGTCCCGTCCGGGATCGACCACTCGAACAGGCCCAGCCGCGGATTCGCTCCAGCGCGACCGGCCTTCTGCAGGTCGTTCAGCGGGACCGACGTCTCGTCACCGGCGTTGGACAGCGCCCACACCTGGCCGTCGGCCACGGCGTTCATCGCCTTCGTCGCAGCAGCCCACGACGAGTAGTCATGGTGCTCACGCAGTTCGTCAAGGATCAGGTTGTGCACCGTCAACGACCGGCCGCCGCGCCGAGACGCTGTCGCGATCTTGTACCTGCAGCGGTCCGACGTCGTCAGGGTCTGCTCGCCGTTCGTCCGGCGAATCCCCCACGGCTGCGGCACCAACTCCGACAGGTCATCGATCTCCTCGACAAGCGCGACAGCCTTCTCCCACGACTCCCGCGCATAGTCCAAGTTCGTCGATGTCCCGAGCACCAACGGCCGGCGCTGCACGAACAACCAGAACAGCGCCAGGACCACCAGCAGCGCCGTCTTCCCGTTCTGTCTCGCCACGAGGACCAGGACCGTCCGGAACCGCGGCCGACCATCCGGCAGCAACTCCAACGCATGGATCAAGAGCCACCGCTGCCACGGCAACGCCGTCCACCCAAGAACCGACTCGGCGAACTCGAGAGCAGCGAACCCCGCCGACGTCTCAGGCGTCAGCGGACGGAGCGGCGGAGTCCACAGCCGCGGCGTCTCGCTTCCCAGCAGCAGCGGCGCGGAGGTCCGCAAGACGACCCCCGATCGGCTTGTCCAATTGCATCGCCTGCCGAGCCGCCGGCGTACCACCCAGATCCCGGAGCACGCCCTGCAGCTGAGGGCCGAGCCACCCGACCGTCTTCGTCAGGTCACACATCGCTTCGAGCTTCGCCAGCTTCTGCGACAGCGGCTTGTCCCCACGAACCTCGGACCACAACTGCTCCAGCAGCGCGGCACGCTCGGTCGCTTCCTCGATCTGCTCCGCCAGCTTCATCGCCACGTCGGCCAGAGCACGATCCGAGTCGGACAGCCACACCATCGCCTCAACCGACGACGCGACGCTCAGTCTCAGATCGGGTGACGGCTTCCGGGACTTCTTCGGAACAGCAGCGAGGTTCCGGCGAGGAGGCATGACCTACCCCCAACTTCCACCGAGTAGGGACAGCCGGAGAGAGAGATTCCTGAC